CAGAACTAAAAGAATTAAATATAAAACTAAATTAAAACGATATGATAGTAACTAAAAACATTGATTTAAAGAATTTTAAATTTTGGTCAGGTGCCAAGCATCTGGCCGAAGCTTTAAAGCCAGAAGAACTAGAGCAAATTGAATTTTCTTTGAAAGATTTTTTTCACGATAAGACACCAAGCGAAACCGAAATAAATGATTTATTTTGGTTTAAAGAAGATTTTATTTGCGAGATGATTGGCGAAACTGCCGAAAATGTACTAAATAGAGATTAACCAAATAAAAACGATATGGCAAAACTAACAAAACTTATAAATTATCTTGAGTCATTTGACAATGATTTAAAAGAGGAAATATATAATAGAGAATGCCAAGCAGATGACCAAAGAGACAAAAATTCTAATTGGGAAGAAAGCGAAGCTGGAAATAATTATATATATAAAACTGAAGTTTTAGATGAATTAAGGGATCTGATTTTTGAAGTAACTGATAAAGCAGAAAAGATAAAAAATAAAGAATACTACTAGCTAAATTAAAACGATATGACAAAACAAGAATTAATAAATAAAATTGTTGAAATATATTTAGTAGATGGAAAAAATATGTTTCAAGAATTATACAAAACTAAAATAAATAACAATGACAACTCTAAAACGATACAAACAAAATTTAAAAGTAGTAAACAATAATGTTTATTCTTATGATACACTTGTTGCAAAAATTAAAGGAAATAAACTTTATAAAGTAAATTGGAAAGTAAAAATTGAAGATAAAGAAAAAGAAATTACAACAAGCCCAACAACATCTAAGCACATTAATTATGTTGCAAACGAATTAAATTTAGAATTAATTTAGTTTATATCTCTGGGGGGAATTTTCCCCCCTTTTTAAACAACTTAAAAACAATATTATGAAAAAAAATACATTTACAATATTTGAGGGATATGACCATAAAAACAATTATTCACTTTATCAAGTACGAGGAATAAATAATGATTTTATTGGAGAGTGGCACAAAGATTTAAAAGAATGTAACGAAGAACTTCAAAGTATGGGAAAAACATTAGTAACAAATACAAACTTTAATTGGATATGTAGTGAAAATTTAATTAACCCTTATATAGTTAAGGAAGATTTAAAAGCTAATGAAATTAATCTTAATACTTTAACAGAAGATAAACTAACTGAATTTATTTTAAACACTTATTAATAATGAAACAACACGAATTAAACGATT